TAGAGAAGTTAAAGAAGCAGTTGATGAATGGACAGAAATGACCATAACTATATACAAAGGAGATTGTAGAGAAAAATTAAAATCTATACCAGATAGAACATTTCATACAGTTGTAACATCTCCTCCCTATTGGGGTCTTAGAGATTATGGTAAAGATAGACAATTAGGTTTAGAAGAAACACCACAAGTGTATGTTGCTAATATGGTACAGGTATTTCGTGAGGTTAGGAGAGTGTTACGAGATGATGGTACTTTATGGTTAAATTTAGGAGATACTTATTACAATTACAGAGCAGATGGCAAGTACCCAAAACAAACTGTATCAAAAACCAAACAGGATTTACCAGAATTTTCAACTGCAAGAGGTAATAAATTAGAGGGACTTAAATCTAAGGACTTAATAGGTATACCTTGGAGAGTTGCTTTTGCTTTACAAGAAGATGGATGGTATCTACGACAAGATATAATCTGGCACAAACCTAATCCAATGCCAGAGAGTGTCAAAGATAGATGCACCAAGTCTCACGAGTATATATTTTTATTTAGTAAGTCAAAAAATTATTATTTTGATAATGAATCTATTAAAGTTGAAAGTAGTCCATTAACAGAGGAAAGAAACAAAAATAAATTTAATGGTGCTTTTAAAGGTCAGTTTAGAGGAACTCCAAACGAAGAAAGATGGCAAGAGGGTAGACCAATAGATAAACCTAAGTTTAGTGAGGATGGAAAATCTAATAAAAGAAGTGTGTGGACTGTTACTACTAAACCATACAAGGAAGCTCACTTTGCTACCTATCCACCAGATTTGATTGAGCCTTGTATTTTAGCAGGTTGTCCTGAAGGTGGTCATGTATTAGACCCTTTTGGTGGAGCTGGCACAACTGCACTGGTATCGGATAGATTAAAAAGACATAGTAGTTTAATAGAATTAAATGATGAATATGCTACAATTACAGAAAAACGATTACGAGATGATGGCGGCATGTTTATAAACATAACATATAAAGAATAAAATGGGTATGATGGATGATGCTTGGAAAGAAGCGATAGCTTCTGTTGGAAAAAAAACTCTCGACAAAAAACAACAAGGCGAATATGTTATCTGTAGTGTTTGTAAAGGGGAAGGTGTTGTACTAGTCGATGACAAAGAAAACTTCAAAGACAATTCTGTTTTCAGAGATAAGTTATGAGGATTTTGAAGAGTTCCTAAAACTGCATCTCGATAATATTAAAGATTTAATGCAGACCCTCGACCCACGAACCTTAGAACCAGATGATAGACATTTATATATAGACACTGTTTACGCACAATATATATTACATAGAGACAAAGGAAGTCCGTTAACAAAAACTTATAAGGATTTTTTAGTTGATGCTATTAAGTTATACGGACATTAATGTATTTACCACAACCAAATGTATTAGCAGTTTTAGGATATTATAATAGTAAACAAGTCTTGTTCACAGAACGCAATCCAGAAGAACAATTATTTTGTTATGTTGTTTTGAATTGTATTGAAGATGTTCTCGTACCTCACAATGATAGAAAATCTGCATTACTAAAATGTGAAGCTCATAATTGGTTAGTAGGAAATAGTAGAGATTTTAACTTAGTATGTGATTGGGCATTATTAGAACCAGAACATATTAGTCAATCTTACATCAGAGCATTACAAAAAGGTCTTGTTAAATTTACCACGAGACAAGTAAAATGGCAGAAGTATTATAACAATTACTTAGAATTAAAATCTATCAACATTCGTGAGAAACGAAGAAGAAAAGGTGAACTCAAACGATTACGAGAAGAGGTACATCAATCAACGACCACTTTTACTTCTACTATTTATATGAGTGTTATTTAAAATATTCAAAATTATAACTTGTCTTATTGTCAGATAATAATTTTGCTCCGTTTCTTAAATGAAACTTTTTAGCCATTTCTGTTTTTGGTGACAATGTTACAAATCTTTCAGTTTGTAATATTTGTAATAATTCGTTTAATATAGTTCTGCCATATCCTTTTTCGTATGACCACACTGTATAAAATATAGTAAACTCTTTTGCATTTTCTTGTGAGTACATTTTTAATTCTTGCATAGTAATTGGCAGCTCAAATGTATTAGCAATACACACAACTGCTTTATCTGGTATCGTATATATATTTCTACCTTTTGTTGTTCTAAATCTATAACTTACATCTCGCACTGGGTCGTCTTTAATTTGTACTTGTGCTTGGTTCGTTACTTTATTTAGTTTCAATTTTGTCTGGTGTAACATCAATTATGTTTTTTGCTTCGCCAATTTTAGACTCTAGTTCCTCTAGTCTTTTTTCTAATTGGTCTCTACTCATTCCTTCCAAAGTTGAATGAGTTATCTGTTTGTGGTCTACATATAATCCTGCTAATTGACCAGAACGATATTCCGCATTAATGGATGCAGTAAATTGTCCTTTAGCAGAAGATTGGTCTCGTAAATCATCTAGTATTTTGTATCTTCTTAATTTATCTTTCTCATACTTTTCTTTTTCTTCTAACAACTTCTTTTCCATGTATCGGCAAACATGAGGGTTGGTATCTGGGTTCGTTAACTTCGATGCAAGAACAAAGGCACTTTCTCTTGTCTTAGGAGTGTATCCAGCTTCTAACAATGCATCAGTCTTTGTTATCTTACCCCACTTCATAACAAGTATATCAATGAACCTTTTTTGTTTGTCTGTAAGGTCTTTAGTTGTACGAACCAATTTACTTCTTTGAGGCATCACGAATCACTTTCTATTTCTAAAAATACTATATAGCACTTCCTTAGAAAATAAAAATAAAAAAAAAATTTGCACGAAAAACAATCCTAGAAACAGTATTTTTCCCAAAATCTAGGAATTTTTCCCAAAGTTTTCCCAAAACTTTTTCTTTGTAATGGTATGTTTTCTGCGGTTTTTTCCATTTTCCCAGAAATACGGTCTCCTTAGAACTTTTTTTTATTTTTTTTTTTCTAAGCAACGACTATATAGGAAAATTGGGAATCTAGGAAATTTAATTGTTTACTATGTGATACGATTTGATATACTTATTATATAACAAAGGAGATAAATAAAATGACAAATAAAATAAAATACAAAATGATAAGTAATTACAACAAGGGTGATTCATACTTTTCACCAGTAAATAAATTTTACAATGATAGATTACCAATTTCTTACCCTTACTCTTACAAAAGTGTATCTCACCCAGAGTATAGCATTGAAGTAGTTAGAACTTTAGTTTCAGTTCCAGCACATAGAGGTTATGGGGTAATAACTAGAGAAGAAATAGATAAGTATGGGTATAACTTAGATAAGATTAAGGTATCTACTATTAAACCAGTATATGAGTATGTAGTTATTAAAAATGGTAAATCTGTTACAGAAAATAAAAAAACTGTAAAAGAATGTAAAAGTATAATCAAAAATTTAATAGAAAAGGAGAGTGCTTAACAGCACTTTCCTATTAATAACAAAGGAGAAAAAAAAATGACTAATATAAAAAAACATTTAAAAAATAGAATTAGTGCTATGGAGCATAATTTAGCAGTAGCAAAAAAAAATAAACAATTTTCTTTAATAAAAGAATTAATTGAAGAAATTACTAAAGTAAAAAAAGTTTTAAAGGAGAGTGCTTAATTGCACTCTTCTCTTAATAATAATAACAAAGGAGAAAAAAAATGACTAAAGATTTATTACGATTACAAAAATTTATAGAGGGTAGCGATATTATACACGAAACAGATGGTGCTATAACTTTTGTACTTCACGATTTGTTCCAACTTAAAAAAGATGGTAGTCCAAGAAATAAAGTAAAACTTTTTGCATTTCTTGAAAAAGTAGCTAAAGAGGATGGAGGACAATTATTTGAAGATGATGGTTGTTGGTTTTTAAGAGTTACTAAAAAATTAAGAGATAGATTAGATTTAACTTCTTGTGAAGAGTTTTAAAATAGATAAAGGAGAAATAAATGACTACAGATTATGATTTTATAATTAATGACAGTGGAAGTGTTGTAGAGTTTATACCGCAATCTACTGAGGCAGAATATTTTTGGGAAAATAAAGTTGATGCAGAGATAGGTTTTTTTGCTGAGAAGAATTATGCTAATGATATTCTATGTGGTATTCTTACAGAAGGATTAAGTTATAAATTAAATACTTTATGGAGATAGTTATGAGCAAATATAAAAGTTTGTTGATGGATAGAGAACAAGAATTAGATTGGAAGATTAATCTATTTACAAAAAGAAAAGATAAGGTAGCAAAACTATTTAAAACTTTACCGCCATCAGTTTGGTCACACAATTTTTGGATGGAAGTGGGTATTAAATTGGAAAAAGAAATTAAGCTAATGAAGTTGGAGAAAACTAATATTAGTTATTGATATTCCTTACTAGTCATAGTAAGGTTTCTATGGTCGTTTTTTTAACGATTCCTTTGTTGCACTGACCAGTTTTGTCGCTGGTCGGTGCGTTTAGTTAGGAAGTCATGGAAAAGAATTTATGGTATCAACTTAACCTACTTCAAAAACAAGATAAGGCATGGCATATGACAAGGATAGAAAGCTCTACAATTAACGGAATACCAGATGTTCATGCATGTGTGAATGGCAGCTCGTTTTGGTTAGAGTTAAAGTCAAATGAAGATAAGAATTTTGGATTATCTAAATATCAAATCATTTGGCAAATAGATTACATCAATGCAGGTGGTTTAGTTTACAACTTAGTTTTCGCACCCTCGCAGAGGTTGCTTAAACTTATGAGAATTTTACCCTCAATGTTTGCTTTTTGTTCTGAAAAAGAGGACAAGGTTGAGAGGTTCGAGGTGCTTGATACAGTAAAATACAACAGCGAAAACTTACACAAAATAATTAAGTCGATTCCGATTCGAAACAATTAGTTCGCATAACCTACATTATGTTAAATAAATCCATATGTTCTTGGTTTGTTCTCCATGCATCGGTAAAGAAGGCTCATGGTAATTTTGCAACTGGTCAAGCATTTTTTTTATTTTTTTTAGGGTCGCAAAAATTTATGTTACTGCATATGCGTGTATAGGTTAAGTTGAATACATACATATAAGAACTAAACATCTAAATTTTTTTATGATATAAATATTTCATGAGTGCAACAGAACATCTGACTACTGATAGATTAAGATTACAAGTTGAAAAATTACATATTGAACATATAAAACTTTGCCAAGATAATTTTTTATATTTTGTTCAAGAAATGTGGCAAGATTTTATTTGCAGAAAAGAAAAAGAAAAAAGCAAATGGGGTCATCATCAAATCATAGCAAATGAATTTACAAAAATAGCTTCTGAAAGAAAAGGAAGGCTCATAATAAACATGCCACCAAGACATACAAAATCAGAATTTGCATCTGTATATTTTCCAGCATGGATAATAGGGAAGTTTCCAAAATTAAAAATTATGCAAGTATCACATAATACAGAACTTGCTGTACGATTTGGAAGTAAAGTTCGAAACATAATTGATTCTTCTGAGTACAAACAAATTTTTGGAGATGTAAAATTGCGTGAGGACTCCAAAGCAAAAGGAAGATGGGAAACTAATCAAGGTGGAGAATATTATGCTGCTGGTGTTGGAGCATCGATAACAGGTCGTGGTGCGGATTTATTAATTATTGATGACCCACATACGGAACAAGATTCTATGTCCGACTTAGCAATGGAACGAGCATATGATTGGTACACATCAGGACCTAGACAAAGATTACAGCCAGGTGGTTCTATCTTATTAGTTATGACACGATGGGCAGAGGATGATTTGACTGGTAGATTATTGAAGGCTCAAAAAGAACCCAAAGCTGATTCATGGCAAACAATTTCGTTCCCAGCTATCTTACCAGATGGTAAACCAGTGTGGTCAGAATATTGGGAACTATCTGAATTAGAAAAAATAAAAGCATCACTACCAGTTCGTAATTGGTCAGCTCAATACATGCAAGAACCAACATCCGAGGAAGGTGCGATTATAAAAAGAGAATGGTGGCAACCTTGGAAGGAAGAACACATACCAAATTTAATTCATGTTATACAAAGTTATGATACTGCATTTAGTAAAAAAGAAACTGCGGACTATTCAGCGATTACAACTTGGGGAGTTTTTTATCCAGATGAAGTAACACCGAATATAATTTTGTTAGATGCGATACGAGGTAAATATGATTTTCCAGAATTAAAAGTTGTTGCTATGGATGCGTATAAATATTGGGAAGCAGAAAGTGTTATCATAGAACAGAAAGCAAGTGGTGAACCTTTAACACAAGAATTTAGAAGAATGGGTATACCAGTGATACCTTTTGTGCCAAGTAAGGGTAACGATAAGTTTGCAAGAGTAAATGCAGTAGCACCACTATTTGAAAGTGGAGCAGTGTGGTTTCCTTACGGAGAAAGTTTTGCAGATGCAGTGATAGAAGAATGTGCAAGTTTTCCTCATGGTGCGAATGACGACTTTGTAGATAGTATGACACAAGCAATGCTTCGGTATAGACAAGGCAACTTTGTTGAACTATACTCGGACTATGTAGACAATGAGGATTTACCTCCAAAAGAATATAATTATTATTGAGGGATAGTTATGCCAAATAAAAAAACATATAAAATGCAAACTTTCGGAGACCACAAAAAATTAGGTAATGATATAAATTTAACAAAATTATTTAAAAAACCAAATATGACAACTTTAAGAATATTAGGTTACAAAAATATTAGAAGAAAGAAAATCTTTGATTAAAAAAATAAAAAACATATTCGAAAAAATTAAAAGAAGGCTCTTCGGAAAATTGTGCGAGTGTATACCAAAGAAGAAAAGTAAAAGAGGGAGACCTAAAAAAAAATGAACTCACGATATAATTATAAAGAACTCTCAGAAGAAAAAAAAGCAAAATTAGAAGAGCAAAGATTAAAGGAAATAGAAAATAAAAAAAATAAAGTAATAAAACCT